TTTTTAAATAATTCATATATTAGTAATATAAAGAAAATTGGAAAAAAAGTAACTTATTTTTTCAAATTGAATACTATATATAATCAAACGTAATTATAACATAGGAGAAAAGAATGGAAGAAGAAAAAAAATTTCCAACTGAGATAATTGAATTGCCAAGCAAGGGTAAATTCTATTCAGAAGATAGCCCATTATCTAGTGGAACTGTTGAATTAAAATATCCAACAGCAAAAGAAGAAGATATTTTAACATCACAAAACTTAATTAAAAAAGGTGTCGTAATTGAGAGATTCTTGGAATCATTGATAGTTGATAAGAAAATTAGATACAGTGATTTGCTAGTTGGAGATGTGAATGCAATAATGGTAGCTGCAAGAATATTAGCATATGGAACGAGTTATCCAGTAGAGATCCAATGTCCCAGTTGCGGTAAAAAATCAAATGAAAATATTGACTTGGGAAGTTTAGAAGAAAAGAAATTTGAACAAGAAAATGAATCAGATAAAAATGAATTTGATTTCACTATGCCAATATCAAAAGCAAATGTTACTTTCAAGTTATTGACTCAAAAAGATTCACAAGAAGCTACAACTATATCAAAGAGGTTGCAATCTAAATTAGGTAATGGCCATCAGTTAACAACAAGGTTAAAGACAAGTATAATTTCAGTAGATGGTGATTCAACTCCTAAAAAAATTGATGAATTTGTTAATAGTTTATTGACGCAAGATTCGCTAGCATTCAGAAAACACTTAAATTCTATGACTCCTGATGTTGATATGACAATCAGCTTTGAATGTCAAGAATGTGATTTCGAGGGGGAAGTACAACTGCCATTAGGCACTAACTTTTTTTGGCCTTCAGCCGAAGGATAAACCGGGAATTCATAATGAAATATTTCAATTGTGTTATTATGGGCAAGGTGGATTTACTCACTATGATGTGTATCAAATGCCAATATATTTGAGGAAGTTCAATTTAATACAACTGAATAAAATTAGAAAAGAAGAAGAAAAGAAGAGCACACCGAAAGGAAAATCTTTTAAGAAAGCAAGATAGAAATGTCTTGCTTTTTTATTTTTAGATAAATCTATAAAATTAATATTTATTATTAAAGTAATTAAGTAATGAGGAGATATGATATGGGAATGATAGCAAATTTTTTAGGTAACGTGCTCAAAGATATCAAGAAAACAAAGAAAAGCAATGACCCTGATGTTAAAAATCTAGAAAAGAAGCTTACAAAAAAAGCTGATGAATTAGAAAGCTTAATTGATGATTACAACAAAAAATGGAATAGCAAGAAAAAATAATGCCTAGCAGATACGATGTAAAAATGGGCAGTGCCCGTGAAGAATATGCAAGATCTTTAAATGATGTTAGAGACTTGGCTGATGAACTTCAATCTATGTGGAAAGACATGGATGGTGAGACCAGAACGAGAATCAAAGGCTTAGTTGATATCAATGAAGTAGTTATGAAGATCAATGAAGCTGAAGGTGATATTGGAAATTTTGGTAAAGAAAGAGTTAAACAACTAACACAAATTCTTCAGAGTAGTAAAAGTCTATTTGCAACTACATCTAAATTAAATAACAAAGCAGAAGAGTTGTCTTCAACATACGATGGCATCATAGATAAAGTCCGTGATTTCGAAGACACTTTAATTGCTATAGTTAAGAATCCAAAAGTTTCACTCCTATATACTATTGGTGAGTCAGCAAAAAGATTTGGTAACTTAGTCACGTCAGCAGTTGATTTCAAAAATGAAATTGGTCTAGGTGCTGGAAATGTGTTGAAGTTAGGTGGAGCCATGGCAGGAGCTAGCATCAAAGGCTTAGCATATGGAATTTCATTAAAAGAATCTGCAGACGCAGCTAAGTCTTTACTAACTACATTCGGTAGCATAGAGAAAATTAACTCGAAGCTCATCGTACAGGCCGCCAAGATGAGTAAATTCTACGGCTTATCATCCGATGAAGCTGCAACTATGGTAAAACTACTTGGGTATATGTCAGAGTCCTCTGGTATTACTTCAGAAAATATTGAGAAGCAATTAATTGCATCGGCAAACCTGGCTGGTGTAGCGCCTGGTGCAGTTATGAGAGATATTGCTAGTTCATCAGAAGAAGCAGCAGTATGGATGAAAAAAGGTGGACAGAATTTAATCGATGCTGCAATTAGTGCTAAACAATTAGGGTTAGAATTAAAAGATGTTACAAGTATTGCATCAAATATATTAGATATTGAAAGTGCAATTGCAAAGGAAATGGAAGCTTCTGTATTAATCGGTAAGCAGATCAATTTTGATAAAGCCAGAGAAGCTGCAATGGCAAATGATATGGTTGGAATGACAAAAGCAATTGTTTCAGAATTAGGTTCGGAATCAGAATTCTTAAATTTAAACTTTATCCAGAGAAAAGCAATGGCAGATGCAATTGGGGTTAATGTAAGTCAGCTGCAACAAATGGTTTCACAGCAAGATCAATTAGGAAAATCAAATGGTGTATATAATGAATCATTAGATGAGACAGCAAAGAAAGTACAAGGCATAGGATCATTTTTAAAGAAAAATGGTATCTTAATATTATCCTCACTGAACTCACTAAATATGATGTCTGGTGGCGGTTTAACAGGCATTGCAAAAGGTGGAGGTTTCTTCTCTAAATCTTTTTGGGCGAAAGGTGCAAAAATTGCTGGTGAAGGCTCTGAAAATACAAAAAAAAATATAGGTGGTATGGGTTTAGGGATTAAATCATTCTTTACTTCACTAGAAGGAATTAAAGCACCAGAGATATTAAAAATGGGATTAATATTAGTTGTATTGGCAGTAGGTCTTGCAGCAATTGGATTAGCAATGAAAACATTCATTGGATTGGATTTGAAAGCTTTTGGAATGGGGATGGTAGCTTTAGCTGGAATGATAGTTTCTTTATCGTTTATGTCAACTGCATTAACTACATTAGCTCCAATAATGGTCCCAGCAATATTGTTACTAACTGCATTTGCTGCAGCCATGTTGGGCTTCTCATTAGCAATTAATTTATCAGCACAAGGTATGAGTATTTTAGCGCCAATATTAATTAATTTAGCTGGAATAACTCCTAGCTTATTCTTACTATCTTCAGCTTTATATTCTATAGCAGGTGGTATGATGGCAATTGGTACAGCTGGAATATTTGCAATGGCTGCAATGCCAACACTTGTAATATTACATAAATTAGGTGGTTCAGCAAGTGGCGGAGAAACAACAACAAAAGAAGATAAATTAGATTTGATCGTACAAAGGATGGATCAATTAATTCAAGAAGTACAAGATTTAGATTTGACTATGGATGGTAAAAAAGTAACTACAGGATTAATCGGAAGAACACCAAAACTTGGGGTAGCATAAAAAATGGCAATAATTAAAAATCAAAGAAGTTTAGAAGAGATTTATGAGGGATGAGTAAAAACAAATGTAGTACCACAAAATTCATGAACAAGCCCTGGAGGAACAGTATATGATTATAGAACTAATTTAACAAGAAGTTCAGATTCTGGGATGCCCAGTAATTTTGACAAACAATATAATATTTTTTCTGATGAACAAATAAGAAAGAATTCTCAATATGGACTTCCTTCATTTTTTTCACAACCATATATTATTAGGAAGCCAAATGATCCACTAAGACTATTAACAAAATTAGATAGTAGAACACTACCAATAGGATCTCCAATCAATGATGTATTTCGTATTGGTAAATTCATGACTAGTCCTAAAGGTATACTCTGAGCAAATAAACAAATTGGGCTTCAATTACTAAATCCACGCGTTGCAACAAGAACTTGGAATCCTTTATCACTTGGGTCAATTCTTCCTTATACACGTATTACTAGAGTAGCTGCAGCTGCAGCAGTTCCAGATTTATATACGAAATGGGCAAATGCAAAAGAATTTACACTTCGGGGACAGAAATTAAAATATAATTCTACATTTTTGAAAACACCAATACCAACAATCAATATTTCTGGATTAAGCATTCCATTGATTAATCAAACACTTAGGGAAAAAACAGTTCATGTTATTAATCAGCCAAGCATTATAAAAGAAACTTGGCCACCAGCAACAAGCGTATTTTCAGGCAACCCAAAGAAAGATTATTCAGTATTGGCTTATGGTGAATTGAAAGAGGGGAATTCGTATCCAAAGGTTATAAATAGCATCAGTCCATCTCGTCTGACTTATAAAGAACCTGGGATAAACGTATTAGAAACAACATATAAGCTAGGCAATCCTGGAAAGGCTGGTGAAAATAGATCTGATAGAAATATTGAACATGAATATGCACAAGATAAAATTAACATGCTTCCACCAGGCCAAGAGGATAAAACAACAAACGATTTGAAAGATTTCATTCCTTTAAAGATATATGATATTAAAGGAGATAAATGAATAATCTTAAGAGCATTCTTATCTGGATTAAATGAATCACCTACAAGTGAATGAAACTCAAAGACATACATAGGTAGACCAGAAAAAGTTTATACTTATGTAGGAGCAGAAAGAACATTTACTTTCACAGTAAAAATATATGCATTCACTAAACAAGAAATGAAGCCTTTATGGCAAAAGGTAAATCACTTGATGGGGCTTAATTGGCCAACATATAATAGTGAGTTAACAATGGAATCACCTATAGTAAAACTAACACTTGGAAGTCTTTATAATGAGATACCTGGATTTTTCAATAGTATGACTTTTGATTATAGTGATGAGTTTACATGGGAAATAGACAAGATTGATGATGACGATATTTGGTTGCCCAAAGGAGTTACAATAACATTTGGATTCACAGTTATTGGTGATCAGCCAATGGTTAGTGGTGGAAAACAAATATTAGGATTACCTGATAGTTGAATAGGAGCTTAAAAATGAATAGATATAAAAATACAGAAATAAAAGCTGACAATAAATATGCACAAACAATATATCCATCAATAGATCATTCAGAAAATGACTTGTATATCTATGCAAGAGAAGGAGATAGGTTTGACACACTTGCATATAAATATTATAAAGACATTACATTGTGGTGGGTCATTGCTAGAGCAAATAAATTAGCTGGTGATTCAATGTTCATTAACGTTCCAGTAAGACTAAGAATACCAATGGATTTGCAGAACATTTCAAATAAGATTAATATAAGGTAAATTGATGGCATTATTTTTATCACAGATTGACGAACAAATAAAAGAAACATTGGAAAAAAGAAAGCAAGCACAAAGCTTTGCATTTTCTTCTGAGCCTGGATATGGAGATTATCACAGTAAAACTCCATGGTTGACTGTATCCTCCAATGTTGAAGTTGGAACACAAAACGGTAATTACACTTATTCAATTGCAAAAGAAAATGCCTTAACGGGAATGACAAAAGATAGTGAAGATAATTATAGTGGTGGATTAGACAAACAATATCATGAAGATAGTTTAAGGCCTAAACCTGTATTGACAGGAATTACAGTGCAGAATAAAGGTCGCTTGGGCTCATTGAGAGAAGCAACAATTAATTTCACTTGCTGAACATATGATGATCTGAATAATTTGAACAAGGTTTATATGTCTCCAGGTACTTCTTTAACTGTACAATGAGGCTGGAGTAACACTGAAGGGTCTCAAAATAAAATTGATATAACTGCTGCAGCAAGTATAATTGAAGATAATATCTTTGACTTTAAAAAACTTAGAAAAAGGATTTTTGACTCTAAAGGTAATTATGATTCAATGGTTGGTGTTATAACAAAATTTGATTGAAATGTAAGTGCTGATGGATCAATTGATTGTAGTGTTGTAGTCACAAGTTTAGGTGCTGCAGCAATAGATATAAGTTTTGATGAATCTCCAAAGTTAGAATCATTGACAAGATATAATAGTGAAGATGCTGGAGAAGGTTGCAATTTAAAAACTTTTGTCACTAAGGATTTTAAAAGTTATGTTGAAAATCCTAGTAAACCCCTTGAGCAAACTTTTGATCCTGGTCGAGAAAATATTGATTATCAACAAACTGATGCTAACGCAGTGTCTACAGCATACTTAAGTCAATTTACTACAGAGGAATCAATTGAAAAACCAAAGGGGACCACTATAGGGGGATCATCTATTACATTGTTAGATAATGGAATATATCATTTTACTGGAGCTGGTGGTGTAGGTTGAAAAGATAAATGGTTTATAAGCTTAAAGCAATTGATGTTGATAATTGATAGGTTTTATAATAGTACAGGAATCAGGTTTGCAAACAAAGATATTGAAGGTGGAGATACTTGGACAAGTGGAATCATTGGAATTGATAATTTTAGGATGCTAGATAGAACCCTTTCAGTTACACCAAATATTTTTCATGAATACTCAGGTGGTGGAATTTATCAAGACAATGAAATGAAAAAGATATATGTAAAAAGGCCAAATGGTCTCCTCCCAGTTAATAATATATTTGTGGCAGTTGATTCTATAGTTGCAGCATTTGAACAATCAAATGATATTAAAACAGCACTTAATAAAATACTAAGTCAGACTAGTTCAAATAGTGGTAATATATGGGATTTAGCTATACAAATTGAAGACAATGGAAATGTTGCAATTATTGATAAGAAAAAATTCAATAACTTATCATACACGCAAGTCAAAGACACATTTAACTTTACATTGTATAAAAAGAATTCAATTATTAGAGAATTTGACATGTCTGCTAATTTGCCTGATGCAATGAAAGCAACAGCACTTTATTCATTAAACAGCAGTACTCAAGGTGAAAAGGGTGTAGCAACTCAATCTCTTTTTGGTAGTTTAAAAGATCATTATATTGTATGAAAATCTAAACAAGCAAAACAAGAAACTGATAGCAAAGAAGTTAATACTTCAAAAACCATTGAAAATGAAAATGCTGCTATTCAAAAGGCAGAAGAATATTTAGAGAAAGCAAAAAAAAGTTTAGATAAATTAGTAATTCCGCAGGGAGATAGGGAAGGAATAATTGCACTTTGGAATAGAACTTATACTAAAGGCAGTAACTCATACATATACAATGGAAGTACATGGAAACTGAAAGAAGAAAATAGCAAAGCTTCTGGAAATGTTAATGTAATGCCTTTCATCCCTATTGATTTATCTATCACTGTTGATGGTATTTCAGGAATATATTTTGGAAACATCTTTACTGTAGATTATTTGCCAGAAAGATATAAAGCAGCAGAAAATAAAGTAGTATTTCAGGTGACTAATGTTGAACACAGTGTTTCAAATTCAGATTGAACAACAAAGTTAACTGGGCAAATGAGAATAGGAATTAGCTAGAATGGCAAGATATACCGACGGAACAGAATTTTCTTTATTGAGCAAAACACCATACAAAGGTAAATATAATATTGGACCTGATGGTAAAAAATACACAGGGAAAGATTATCAATTTGGAGTGTCTAGACAATTGATTGAACTCGAAAATAGTACAGATGAACTAAAAGATAGTTTGATAATTGAATATGACGAGTTAAAATCTAGTTATAGTGAATATGATTTTGTGACACTGAAATCATACTTTCCAGAACCAACCGATGATGATTATGGACAAAAGAAAATCATCAAAAGATATTTTGCAAGAAAAGCAAATAATGACAATTCCCAAATAGTTGAAATTGATGAAAAACAATATCAGAAAATATCAACAGCAAATTACTATAATTACATCCAATTGAATTGAATGATATCAGGAGAAGATATTGCTGAATATAATATCCAACAAACTAGTGATGCAGAAGAAGAGTTTGTAAGAATAGAAAAATATTTAAGTAACCCAATGCAATTAACAATCAGAAAAAGGGATGATATTATTTAATCTAAGGAAAAGTAGATTTTCAAAATTAGCACAGCTATATATTATAGTAAATTAAAAAGGTTATTTTAAAAATGTTAAAGGTTATATATACAAAAACACAGTTGAAGGCAAATGTTCCTGAATTTAAAGATGGAATCATAATGCTCCCTGTGTTTTGTTCGCAGAAACTTCATCCATTGAATAATAAACTATCACTACTCTATATATACGAAATAGATACGAAAGAAGAATATGCTTTTGTGTTTGATCATTCAGAATACAATAGTAGAATTACACTCGAGGATTTGTCTATCGACCTTAGCGCTACGATTTACACCGATAACAAGAAAGCATTGTTACATATATTTCCAGATTGTAACTCAATCGTTGATGTAAATGTAATGAGATTTCACCAAGCTAATAAATTAATCGACATGACAAGAATAACAACACCAGCTCATGAATTCTATAATAGAAAATACTATAACTATAAGTATACAAATAACTTAATACCAGTTTATAAACACTATGAAGTATTAGTTAGACTTAAAAATAAACTATTGAAAATAATCGATTCAACAAAAGTAAATGAATTCTACAATGATTTGATGTGCAGCAATTTTGCAAAAGTTGAAAAGAATGGATTATTTGTTGATCGTAAATTATTTGAAAGTAAGTTTGGAAAGAAAGCAATTGAACACATTGATAAAAGCAATAGCTTAGTATATAGAGTATAACATTAACACAGTGACTGGGCGCCCATCAAATAGATTCGGCGGCATAAATTATGCAGCACTAAATAAAAGTGATTGTACTAGAGCTATGTTTAAGAGTAGGTTTGGCAGTAAAGGAATGTTGTTAGAATATGATTACAATTCTTATCACTTATATTTGATCGCTGAGTTAATAGGATATAAATTTCCAGATGAAGTAACAGCTCATGAATTTATGGCAAGGGAATACTTTCAAACTAATAAACCAACACCTGAACAAATAGCTGAAGGTAAAGGTATATCATTCCAATTGTTATACGGTACAATCAATGAAAAATACAAACACCTAGAATTTTTCAAAAAGACTGAAGACTTCATCAAGAATTTGTGGGATCAATATCGTAGAGATAATTTCATCAAAATGCCATTATCAGATAGAATAATAAAAAACGTTGATAACAGGGATAAATTATTTAATTATTACATTCAAGGGTTTGAAACAGAAAGAAATGCAGTAATGATAAGAGATTTGCTTGTTATGTTGAAAAATTATAAAACTGAATTGGTCTTATATACATACGACTCTTTCTTATTTGATTATTCATTAGAAGATGGAGCTGCGTTGGTAAAGAAAATAAAGAAATTGACACATAGTAATAAATTCCCAATTAAAATTAATTACGGTGTTAACTATAAGGAACTAAAAAAATTGACTAAAATAAGAAAATAGTCGATATTTATTATTAAAGTAAAAAAATCATTGGAAGGAAAATAATTTAAATGGAATACAAAGATTTTATTGATAGCTTGGTTATTAATACAGCATGGAGAACATCAACAGGGCTTTTAGATTTAAAAAATAAAGAGCACATTTCACTGATGGAAAATGTCTTGAGAAAAGATGGATTTGATGAATCTTTGATCAGAAAAATGACAACAGCCTTACTTGAAAGTACAACAATCCCTGATGAAGCAAAAGGTATAAAGGTTCCATATAGATCGGTTGCAGGTGAAAAGAAAGAAATGGACATATCTTCAGCAATGAAGCAGAAAAGTGATCACCCAGCAAGAAAAGAAGCAGAAAAAATTCTTAGCAAATATTCTACACAAGACCCAGCAGCTAAACCTGAAGAAAAACCTGAACAAACTGGTGCTGTAGATATTGATGACCAAACTATGAAAGCTGATGTTGAAAATGAAAAAAAATACAACAAGAAACGTGCTGAAGAAGAAAAAGAAGAAAAAACAATTTCAACTGAAAAAGAACTGGCAAAAGAAGAAGATGAATCATTGGTAAATGGTGAACCAAATGAGGGTGACAATAAAGTTAAAC